CTATCTGCGGCCTTTCTTCTTCCTGCCAGTGATCACTTCAACCACATAGTCGTATCGCTCTTCAAAGGGGAAGAACTTGCCCTTATTCTTGACGATTGCCTTCATCTTCTCATCCATCTTATGCCGGAGGTAGTCAGCGTCCTCAGCATCAGTCAGAGCGTCGAAGAACAGATCGTAATACTTGCCTACGCCCCGCAGCACCTTCATCAACCGGGTGTAGCCCAGAACATCCTTTTCCATGACCTCCGGGTCATTCAAGGCAAAGATGAACATATCGGTCATAAACTGCTCATAGGTCTGCCGGGCAGCTTGCCGGTTCGCCTGATCTCTGGCTTTCTGCCGCTCAAGATAACCGTTCTTTGCCATTGGGCTTGCCTCCTTTCTTGCGCTTCTTCTTGGGTCTTCGGTACGGACATCCGGGACCCATGTAATGCTCCGTCGGCTCCCAGTCCGCCAGAACGATCTCTTGGGTTACATCGCACCAGCTATCGCCCTCGCCAATGTACTGGCAGTTAGGGCAGATGTCAGGATCACACACCATACTCATTCACCTCTTTCCGAACGGGATGTCAAACAGCAGGATCTTGACCAGGATCAACGGCCAGCACATCAGCTTCAGCAGGATCTTCATTTGTCATTGCCTCCAATCTTGTATGTCTTTTTATGCTTCTTGCCGGTGCCCTTCTGGTACTCGGCAATCCATACGACCTTTCCGCTTTTGTAATGGCGGAAGTGCCCACGCACGGTGAAGATACCGGCTGGGCTTGAGTGGGAGCCTCTGGGCAACGCCAGAAGCGCTCCGTTCTCCTTGCGGAGTATGTAAGTGGTGCGGTTCTGTTTGCGGCTGGATTTTCCTTTGGTGGGTTTATGTGCTGACACGATTCTCGTCGTTTCAGAGATAGTCCGCACCGGCGAAGCGTAGGTCATCAGCGCCATCAGAGAACAGTAGACCGTCAGAACAGCCTGAAGGTTCTCCTGATCGACCTGCATCCGGTTCTTTCCAGGCACTGACGCCCACATCCGGTTATCTGTCATGCGGAACTCGGTGCTGCCCATCGGTCTGGCGTTCATGTTCAGGTACAGCTTCAGCCGATTCCCGGTACGAATACCCTTGATACGGAAGCCATTGTGGGTCAGGACGATCTCAACCGCCTTCAGAGGGCAAGGAAGCTGTCGAACCAGATCCTTGTTCTCGTCCCTCCAGTGGAGCAGGAGTCTGAGATCATCTTCATTCATCATCACCTTGTCCATGCCCAACCTCACTTCAGCACCATGCCGGTGTGACTTCCGTGTCCGGCAAGCTAAACAGCCAGTCGATGACCTCCTGCGGTACATCCTCTTTCTTCCACGATGTGCCGTACTTGTACCCGCACACCGGGCAGGGCTTACACAGGATACCCAGCTCAGACTCATCATACCGAACCCATCCACGGGTCTTCCGCTCTGTCGGTCCCGTGTCCCCACTATACAGGGGCTTCTTAGGGGCTTACATAACCCCAGTTCCATGTGTCGTCACTTAGCCACTCACTTGTGAAGTGGTTCCGGGCGCCGTCGCCGTAAAAGTAGATGTACTCCTCCGGCAACACTCTGCCAGTCACCGCTACGCCGTCTTTCTCAGCGTACCAGCGGTTCAGAACATCCTTGACCAGCATGACGAGTTCTTCATCGACCGGGTGCGAAGGATCGTAACCGTGGAACTGGCTTTTCTGTGTCACCACTCCTTCGATCGTGTCAGGGTAGGACGGATGATCAACACGGTTCAGCACACACCAGATAACTGCCGCCTGTTCTGTCTTCGACTGAACGCCTCTCGCCTCGCCCCAGAGCATCTTAGCCAGAACCGTCACCTCGACTTCCGTATAGGGAGGCTCTTCAGGCTTTGTTTCTTCGGGCTGAGGTTCGATAATCTGTTCCTCCACATATACGAGAGGAACAAGACCCAGTTCGTTATCGCCGGTCTGATCTCCCTCCCGCTGAGCTACCGTACCGACCGGCGGCTCTGCGATCAGGATGATTGAGTCATCATCCTGTCCGAAGGACTTGACGATCAGTGCTGTCATTACCAGCAGGATAACCGAAACCAATACCACGAACCTGGGGTTGAGTCTTCTGCGTCTGCGACGCTTTCTGTGCCGTACTGTTGTGCTGTTCATCTTTTCTCCTGTCCTTTCTTTCCGGCGATGCAAATACGCCGATGTCGATCTTTTTCATTCTGCTCAGAGCTTCGTCGAGGTCTTTGTCGGAGCGAATACCGTATTCAGTTGCAAGCAACTCTCTAAGAGCTTGAATATCTGCCACGACTTATCCCCCGTTCATAATCTTGGAACCGATGAGCTTCAGTTCCCCGGCTGCCTTGATGAGTTCATCGATGTACTGGAGGATCTCTGCCAGATCCACTCGTTCATCATCCGAAATCACACCGTCGGCTGTGATGTCAATGAGCGTCTCCCGGACTTCATCAACGCTCGTCTGCTTCAGGCTCTTCAGGAGCCTCATTGTCGTCCGCTCTACGGATGTCAGCGGTTCAGTCGGTATCGGATAGCTCCGACCGATCGGACACTCGCTGGCACAGTACCATGTCTTCAGTTCCGGGGCGTTGTACAATTCCGCCATCAGAACGACCTTATCAACCGGGATCACTTTTGTGATGCCAAGCTCATAGTCTGCCAAACTGGAAACCGATACGCCGAGCATCTCAGCGGCGCCTTCCCGGCTGTTGAGCTTGTCGTTGTATCTTGCGGCCTCTTTCCTACAGCGGAAACAAGGATTTTCGCTTGCCTTTATAGCATCTCGCCCCATTTTCATTACCTCCTTTCTGCGCTATACTGTTTGCAACCGGTAAGCCATGTGCACTAACTTACCGATTTGGTAAGTTGCCATCAAAAAAAATGGCATTTACCTGATCGCTGGTCAGCTCAAGTACCCGTGCGATGATCGGGATCTCGTCAAGGGTGAACTTGACTTCGCCGTTCTCCTTCTTGGCGTAGGTATCGGGAGATTTACCGATTGCCTTCGCCATATCCGGTCGGCTCAGGTTCTTTCGCTTTCTGGCGTATTCGAGTCCCAGCTTATCCATCTGGTCACCCCCTTTCGTTTTCTTTATTCTAACTTACCGATATGGTAAGTGTCAAGAAGAAAATTATATTTTTGGTCAGTTTTATTTACAAATCGGCAAGGATGTTATAAAATCGGTAAGTAAGTTCTTCAGGAGGTCGCACTATGTATAACAAGGCTACTTTCGCACATCAATTCAGATCTCTCATCGAAAGCAAAGGTCTCACCCAGCGAATCATCGCTGATCGAATCAATACCACCGAAACGACTATCTCCCGCTATGTATCCGGTGCCCGTACTCCCAACATTGAAACTGCTGTGGAGCTTGCCCAGGTACTTGGTGTTTCCATGGACACTCTCGTCGGTATCGACACTCCCGCACCTTCTCGCATGGCACCCGACCTCAGTATTCTGATCGAGTGCTACGGCAAGGCTTCCACCGCTGACCGCCAGGTTCTCTGGACTCTGCTGGATCGCTACATGACCCCAGAGCAGCGCATGGTCATCGCCACTGTCGAGCGTGAAGAAAAAAGCGAAGCCGTGTAACTGCAAACGGTAACATCATCTATCTTGTCAAGAGGAGGCGTTAACCGTGAAGCAGCATCTTCGTGGCGACGAGCATATCGTATTCGACGGTATGCCTACCGGCTATCTGCTTCAGGATTTCTGGGCATGGCACTCATCTGATCTCTTGAACAACACCCTCCGTGGTTCGTTCTGCGAGTTCATCGTTTCCGCAGCACTCGGCGTAGATCTATCCGGCACCAATGATGACTGGGGTGCCTACGATGTCGAGTTCCCTTTTCAGTGGAACGACGGTGTTTCCGACAACAATGTCGTGAAGATCGAAGTCAAGAGCAGTGCCTACCTCCAGGCATGGGAGCAGAGCAAACTATCCAGTATTCAGTTCAGCATCAGACCTACAAAGGCATGGACTCCTCAAGCCGGATATGACAGCGAAACCAAGCGTCAGTCCGATGTCTATGTCTTCTGTCTGTACACTGAAACTGACCGCACAAAAGCAGACCCGCTGACCTTGGATGGCTGGGACTTCTATGTCGTGCCCACAAGCAAGCTGGATGCCCTCTGCGGCTCTCAGAAAAGCCTATCTCTCCCCGGTCTTATTGCACTTGATCCCATAAAAACGGACTACTCAGGCATCCGGGAGGCTGTCATTGCCAGCGTGCAGAGTTGTGCATAACAACAAAGCAGCTCCGCCAGAACGGAGCTGCTTTTTCTACTATATGGAGGTTCACTATGGCAAAACCAAAGACAATCTTCGAGCAAGTCCTGGAGATGAAGAAGATCGCCATCTACATTCGAGTTTCCACGCAGTATCAGGTAGACCGTGCAAGTCTGCCGGTTCAGCGTGAGGAGCTTATCAACTATGCCCGGTACGCCCTGGGGATCGAAGCCTACGAGGTCTTCGAGGACGCCGGTTACTCCGCAAAGAACACAGATCGCCCAGCCTATCAGCAGATGATGGCACGGGTTCGCACCGGCGAGTTCAGCCATGTGCTTGTCTGGAAGATCGACCGCATAAGCCGTAACCTACTGGACTTTGCAGCCATGTACAAGGAACTGAAGGAACTGGGCGTGATCTTCGTATCGAAAAACGAACAGTTCGACACTTCCTCTGCGATGGGCGAGGCCATGCTGAAGATCATACTGGTCTTTGCCGAGCTGGAGCGTAATATGACTTCCGAGCGTGTCAGCGCCGTCATGGTGTCCAGAGCCAACAGTGGCAAATGGAACGGCGGCAAGATCCCCTTCGGCTACGACTACGACAAGCAGACCAAGGAGTTCTCCATCAACAGCAGCGAGGCCGCCGTGATCCGCACGGTGTATGATCTGTACGAAACCCACTGGTCGCTGGTCACAGTGGCGAAGATCCTGAATGAGAAGGGCATACTCCCCCGGAGTGGCAAGCCCTGGAACCCGACGACCGTCAGAACCATGCTGGTCAATCCGTTCTATGTCGGCATCTACCGGTACAACCGGCACGACGAGAACAATCCCAAGCGGTTTTCTCTGAAACCGGAAACGGAGTGGATCATCATAGAGGATCACCATCCAGCGATCATCGACAAGGATCGCCAGGACCGGATAATAGCTACCCTTCAGAAGCGGCAGCGTGGCAAGTACGGACAGTATTCCACTTATCAGCGCAAGAACATTCACATCTTCGCCGGTCTGCTACGGTGTGGTAACTGTGGCAGCAACATGGCCTCGACCATCGACCGGGCACGAAGCGATGGTTGGCGACCCTCAGTCTATATATGCAGCCGTCGGCGCCGGTTCGATGACTGCCAGAACAAATACATCTCTGATGTCACCCTGGGTCCCTTCGTCCTGAACTACATCGCCAACATGATCAAGGCAAGCAACAGCTTCGGCAAAACCACCAGCATAGACACACTTCAGAAGAAGCTCCTCCGTGGCGAATACTTCGCTGACATCGATCACATCGGTCGTCCCGGTCTGGAAGAGCTGTACAACCACCTTCGGGATGGAGTCGGCACTCTGGAGTACAAGCCTCAGCCAGTCGATGCGGCGGAGAGTTTGGCGGCGATCAGCGAGAAGGACATCCTGCTGTCCGAGAAGCGCCGTCTGGAACGAGCGCTCAGCCGTCTGAAGTCCCTGTTCCTATACAGCGAGGATACCATGGCTGAGAAGGACTACATCGTGGAGCGTAAGCAGATTCTTGACTCCCTGGAGGATGTCAACGCACGGCTGGAGGAAGTCGAGCGTACTGCCACCGCAGCCCTATCCTTGTCAGATGACGAGTTCATGGCAAAGGCCAGCTACTTCATCATGGCACAACAATTACAGGACAAAAGGTTCGTGGACTACGAGAAATTCATCCGCAAGATTGACCCTCAAATTGTTAAGGATTTCATCAATTCTGTCGTACAAAACTTTTGTATAAAAGACGGGCGGATCGTGTCAATTCTCTTCAAAAACGGCATAGAGCATCAATTCTTTTACAAGGACTAAGCAAAGCAAAAAGCCTGAAAACCCTTGCGGTTCCAGGCTTTTTTCTTATTCATCTTTGGGGTCAGGCGTCACGCTTCCGATATACATCGCATCGCCAAAGGAGAAGAAGCGGTACCGCTCCCGGACAGCCTCTTCATAAGCTGCCAGCACATGTTCCCGACCCGCGAAAGCGGAAACCAGCATCACCAGAGTGCTCTCCGGCAGATGGAAATTGGTGATCAGGCCATCCATGGCCTTGAAGATATAGCCGGGGTAAATGAAGATCTCCGTCCACCTGGACTTGGCTTCAAAGGTACCATCCTCATTGACCAGACTTTCCAGAGTCCGGCAGGAGGTTGTACCTACGCAGATGACACGGCCGCCGTTCCGCTTGGTCTCATTCAGGATCGCGGCAGTCTCGGCGCTCATCATGCACAGCTCCGCATGCATGTGGTGGTCCGTAATCTCCTCAGCCTTTACAGGCCGGAAGGTACCAAGACCCACATGAAGCGTCACGAAAGCGGTTTTCACGCCTTTGTTCCGGGCCTTTTCCAACAGTTCCTCCGTCCAATGCAGGCCCGCAGTCGGTGCCGCAGCGGAGCCCACTTCCCGGGAATAGACCGTCTGGTACCGTTCTTGATCGGCAAGCTCTGCCTTGATGTAGGGCGGCAGCGGCATCTTTCCCAACCGTTCCAAAACCTCAAGGAAGATCCCCTCATAGTGGAATTCCACTACCCGGTTTCCGGTCTCCTGGACCTCCACCACCGTGGCGGTCAGTTCTCCGTCACCGAAAATCACCTGGTTGCCTACCTGCATCTTTCGTCCGGGCTTGCACAGGCACTCCCATTTTTTGTCTCCCAAGTCCCGCAGCAGCAGCACCTCAACCGCACCGCCTGTGGGTCTGCGGCCCAGGAGGCGGGCAGGCAGAACCCGGGAATCATTCATCACCAGGCAGTCGCCGGGTTTCAGATATTCAATAATATCATAAAAATGCCGATAATTCACTTCACCGGTCTGCCGGTCCAGTACCAGCAGCCGGGAAGAATCCCGCTGCTGCAACGGAGTCTGGGCAATCAGTTCCTCCGGCAGATCATACCAAAAATCATGGGTTTTCAT